CATTATTTATATTGATGTGACCATTACTCCTGTACCAGGAATTGACTTTGTGTTCGGTACTATTGTGATTGATACCGTCAAAACAAATGTGTAAATAAATATAAGGTAAGAAAGGAGAATTGAAAAATGAGTTCTAATGTACCTTCGGGTTCCAGGATTGCTTTTAAAATTGATGGAGTAAAAGTCGGTTATGCCACTGGTATTTCTTATGACGTGACTTACGGCACTGTTCCTATTCAGGTTCTAGATCAACCTGATGTTCAAGAGCATGTCGAGACTGGTTATGACGTTGGATTTTCGGCTACTAAATTTAGAGTTGTTGAGTCTTCCCTAAAGACACTTGGTATTGAGCCAAGCTTAGAGGGCTTACTGACTCGTTCTGAATTGGTTGCTGAGGTTTATGACAGAGTTAGCAATAAGACATTGGGTCGTTTTGAGGGTGTCAAGCTTGCAGGAACCTCTGGCAATGTTAATGCTAGAGATGTATTCAATGAGACGCTGACATTCGTTGCTCGTAAAATGACAGACGAATCTGGTGTTTAATAAAGATTGTAGAGGGGTGATTTTTCACCCCTCACAACCTTCGATTTTAAAAAGAATAAAATAATAAAATAAAAAGAAAGGAGAATTAAAATGGACTTCAGTGGGTTACCATCTATGGAGTTTTCTTTTACAATTTCCGTACGAGGCGCAGAAACAAATGAGCTTTATGAAGGCAATTTTGTTTATACACGATTAAATTATCGCGCAAAATCAGAAGCGGCAAAACTAACAACACAATTAAACGGAGATTTAGAAAACCTAGAGCCCTCTATTAAGTTTCTTAATAGCGTTCTGGGTGTTTTGCGTTTTGGCATAATCGATTCCCCCAAATGGTGGAGAGATAACGGGTTCGGCCTTGAATTGTTTGACGACAATGTGATCATCGAAATTTATAGAAAAATCGATGACTTTGAACAGGAGTGGTCTAAGAAAGTAAAAAAGGAACCTCAAAAGCCAAAAAAGAAAGATGAGTAAGGGTGTTAGCAATTTAGAGAAAATTGCTTTTAAGAATTTATATGAATTGGAAACCGAGGAAGATGTCTTTCGATATCTTAGGATTTGGTGGTCCAATTATTATAAAAGGCCCAGTAAGGATCCTCTTCTAGAAAAGTATACTTTCGAAGAGTTATTGTTGGAGTTTTTTGAACAAAACCTAAAAACTAACAAACAAAGATTCGAAGAGGTCAAAGACCAATGGTTTGAAGAATGCCTGAGCGATGAAGAGTGGGTTAAAAAAGAAGAAGAAAAAATAGGAGCAAAAATAACAAGAGCAGAAGGTCATGGGGAGGTCAAAGAAGTCCATGACGATTATAGTAAAACACTTAGCAAGGGCAAATTAAATGGCTGAACAAAAACATGTAATTAAAATATCGGGTGATTTTAAAGAATTAGAAAAGAATTTCGGCAAGGTAAAAAAGGAATTAAAAGGTCTTTCTAAAGATGGAATAGACCTCAAACTTTCTCCAGATGCCAAGAAGCTTTTTTCAGCACAGCAAGCTCATATCATAAAAGGTCTTACCACAGAAATCAAAGCCTCGGAAAAAGAAGTCGATAAGTTGGCCAAAGCTTATGTAAAGACTGGGGTTGGCCTCGAAAAATACAATCAAGCCATACAAAAGAACGCACAACTTTCCCGACAATTTAAACAAGCAGGAGGTACGGTAGGAGGCGCAGGTGGTGGCGCAGGTGGTGGCGCAGGTGGAGTAGTCGGTGCTTTGGGCCTGTCCCGTTTCGCTGGTGCCGCGGCACCAGCCGCAATTGCCGCCGCGGCTTTGGCGGCAGGTGCATATAGCTATAGTCGTTCCCAAAAATATGCAAAGCCAGGGTTAATTTATGAAGGCTTGGGTTACGACCGTGATGCCGTAAGAAGGCAGGTAGTAGGTCCTGGTTCTTCAAACATGTACAATCGTGAAGAGTCAATGGGAATGGGAATTGGTTGGGCTCGTGCCAGTGGTGGCCTGGGCGGTTTAGGGTTAGGGATGCAGGTGGCCAGAGGTTTTGGTATGGATTTTGACCAGGTGTCGGGCATTGCAGGAACCGCACGGCGCGGAGGCGGGAACGAAGGCAGTCAAAGAAAAGCTTTTATAGACATGATGGCGGCAGGAGTCGCAAGCGGTGTCGGTGATGCTCGCTTGCCTGAATATATGCAAGCGCAAACAGCATTGCTTTCTGGTTTTATGCAAAGTGGCCCAGCGAATATAGGATTCCTTTCCAATCTTTTATCTACTGTTACAAGTAAGGGTGGCTCTTTTGCTCGTAATAATCCAAATGTGACCGCAGGCGTAATGAACAAACTCAGTGCTGGCTATATGGCTCAAGGTCGTGGTGGGAATATGTGGGGAGTAATGGCCCCTCGATTTGTTAAAGAGTTTGGAGCCAAGGGAGCCCATGATATCGAAGTAATCAGTGGGTTTGGTGTAGCTGGCGCGGGTCCACAATTAGGCGAAATGAACTTGCCCCCAAAAGTGATGAAGGGGTATAGAGATCTTGGGTTGCTTGATAAAGGGGCTGGCGATAAAGCTATGAATGTTATTTATGGATCGATATTCGGGGATGGAAAAAGAAATCATCGTCAAATTACAGGGGCTACACGATCTATGTTGGGTGGTGGAGCTTCGAGTTCAGATGTAGCGAGCACACTAGAGCTTTTACATACCTGGCAACAAAACAAAGGTACCAAAATAGGGGATGCCGCGAGAGAAGAATTTGATAAGCAATTAAAGGAAAAAAATAAAACTGTTCAAGATAGTATGGACGGTAGCCTAACAACAATTAGTAAAAATGTTAGTGCGATTCTGGACCTCGCAAGGGTTGGTGGGATATCTCAAATGGCGTTAACGATATGGGAAAAAGTTTTTGGGGACGAAGCAGAAGGAGCCAATTCGGGACGGAGTGGGAAAAAAGGTAAATCTGGTCTCAGGACAGACCGTCATAATAATCCAACAGCTTTGACCGTAGCTCTTGCAAAACAAGCTGGCTTAGTGGCTGGTGTTGACTATGAGGTCGGAGAGCCGTTTACAGACGAAGCAGGCAGAACTTACCGTACCGCAAGATTTCTAGGCAATGCCTACGAAGGAACAACAAAACTAATTGACAGAGTAGGGTTTCATACACAAGCTGGGAAGCCAAGGTGGCTAGGTACTGAATATACTGATGAGGAATGGCGTGGGTTTAGTACAGCAAGAAAACACGATATTATTTCTCAAATGTCTCAGATAGAAAAATCTAGAGATTTCGGACCAGGAGGGTCAAAAAACAATAGAACTAGGCTGGGGGGTGTTGTTAAGTCTTATGGTGAATCGGGGGGAACGGGTTCTGGGTATGATTATTCCAGAATGGGTGGAAACACTTCTGACTCTGGTTATAATTTTATAAATGAATTAATAAGCGGCATAAGAGAAATGGTGACCCAACAAAAAGAAACAAAAGAAGTGATTTCGCAACAAAAACAAGAAGTAACTGGCGCGGACAATTTGTCACCACTTAATATAGTGCTATAAAGTAAAATGAAAAAAAATATTTATTCAAGAAAAAGCAGATGTTATTTCGACGTTTTTCATTTCAAAGATCAGTCTTTAACTGGTGGAGGTTTAAGCACTGAAAAACACGAAATCTACGATCACATCGTAAGTTTCACTTACAACAAAAGTATGTCTAGTCCAGCGGGCTCGTTTCAGTGTAAAATTTTACCAGTTTTTGATTACTCCAAAATCATTTCTCCAGGGGATTGGGTTCAAATTTACCTAACAACAGATGACGATAAAAAGCACAAAAGAGTTATAGGTAATGTCGATAGGGTCTCCTTGGAAACCGTAATGAATGAAGACGGGACTCGGGAATCGCACTTTATGATTTCTGGTAGGGACTTCGGCAAAATCTTTCAAGATACCAATATCTGGTTCAACCCTTATAAGATAGGCGATCTGGAGGCTACAATTTTAGATAAGGTTAATGAGATTGGTGGCCCCTCTAATGTTTTAATTAAGAATGTCATTGATTTGTTTTTGAACGACACCACTGAAATTCCCAACTGTTCTACTAGTATGAATTATTGGTATATCGGGAACAAGATGGCGCAAGAATTAGATTCTTTTGGTCATCGTCAGCTTGCCGACATAATGAATATGGACGACTTTAAGACAGCACAGCCTGGGAATAAAATCATTCCAGTTATGAATACGCAAGGCAACTTCTGGCAATTGCTGAAAGGTATTAGCAACGAAACCATAAATATGTTGTATTTGGAATTGTATGAGGATAAAAATGGCCTTTCTTTGCCAAAGACATTTTTTGGTGTCAGACCTTATACGTTTAGGACATATAAAAATACGACACTACCCATTAATTATTTTTTAGATTTACCTTCCGTAGATGTTGATGCCGATAGCATAATAAGGTCTTCTACTGGACTGAATGACCACGACAGATTCAATATGTTTTTCTTGACATTAAAGCAGGAGCCAATATTTAAATCAACAGAAGCAAGCATATATTCCGAAACAGCTTCAGCAATAAACAAAGCAAGTATTAAAAGGAACGGTTTGAGGCTATTCAAACGAATGGTAGATTACGGCTCTTTGGCTTCTAATGGCCAGTTTGATTTGAAGATTTATAAAGCATACCTTGAGTTGGTGACCGAATGGTATAAAGGGAATCACCTATTAGAAAATGGGACTTTTGTTATTGTAGGCAATCCAGAGGTTAGGATAGGCAAACGTATGGTTGTAAAAAATAGCAAAGTTTATCCCAACAGACAATATTTTATTGAGTCGTACACAGACGAATGGTCTTATACTAAAATGTGGAGACAAACAATAGAGGTTACCAGGGGGATTGTTGTTGAAGGCAATTTAGAGACCTACGCTTACGAAGGCAAAGAAAGCTTGTTTAATATTTCTGGGGTTTCTTCTGTTGTTAACACCACTAAAGACTTAGCAAACGCAGATGCGTTAGGCGGGACGTTCGCATAATGTTACATAGAGACGGAACAAAATATAGTGAAGGGTTACTATCTCAGTCTGCCTCAGAGCCACGTTATCCTTCTTTTGTAGAAGCCAGGGTAGACGAAATTTTATACACTGACGACCCTAGGAATTCCACTCATAGTTCTGGTAATAGGGAAATTGAATACAACTGCACAATTATAAATGGCACCTTAGAAGGTCAAAGAATTTTTAACGTAAAAGACACGGCAGAATCTGGTGGCCAATATAACAAAAGTGTAAGGGTCAGAAGTCCGACAAGAAAAGGTAAGATAGAGCCACCAATTACAGAGCCCGATAAGACGGACGGTGAGTTTGTTTTAATCGCTTTGGTTTATAACAACCCGTACAAATCTAGAATTATAAGAGGACTTCCCCATCCGTTAAGCAGAGCAATGGATATTGAAAAAGATGAGGGTGCCGTTAACACTTGGGAATACAATGGCGTCACTTTCCACATCGATAAAGACGGGGCCCTGGAAATAGGGTATGGCGGTGGAGCCAAGGATGTCAATGGCAATGCCGCTGATGAGAATGCCGCTGGTAGCTCTATTATTTTGAACAAAGAGGGCGGTGTTGTTTTTACGGATAGTGAAGGCCAAATTTTAGAATTAGACAGTGAAAACAAAAAAATATCCATAGAGTCTTCTGCGGATACGGACATGTCGGTTGGTAAAGATTGGTCGGTTGAAATAAACGGGAACACCAGCATCCAATCAAATGGGATCCTGACACTAAAGGGTGCGAATGTTTTGATACAAAGCGGTGGTGTGGGTGCGGCCAGGATTGGCGACATGGCTATTGGAATTGGCAATATGGGCGGTCCTGTTGTCAGCACAATTCAAACAGGAAGTATAACGACTTTAATAGGGGGCTAAAATGAAAATAGAAGAAATAGTATTAAAAAGCAAGAATGGCAAAATGATAAAAATTAGTTTGGAAGACGCTGAGAATCTGTACAGGGAATTAAAAATAATTTTTGATAATAAGCAAGATTTTATTCCCTACTACCCTATTTATATAGAAACGTACCCAAAACCAAACAACCCGTTTTTCGACAAGTATACCGTTACTTGCGCTGATTCGGTGAGTGTGACAAATCAATTGGATAATTAATGGCTATTGTTTTTAATGCGACAACAAGGAAGTCTATTTCAAGAAGGATTGTAAAAATTCCAATTGAAAACACAGCTTTTGATACCTCCATTGCCAGTGTTAATGCGGCACAGGTGGCTTATGGGAATGTGGATTCTGGGAATAAGCTTTGGTTCGATTGGTACGGAGATGATCTTGGTGGGAACTATGAGCAAGAGAGAACCCTGATGAACGGGTACATTTTTTCTTCTATTATAGAACAAAATTTAACGGACTCAGCAAACAAAACAGCCTACAATTTCTTTTTCCCTTTAGGAGAAAATTACAATCCCTATGTTTACCCCATTGTGAATTATATGGCTAACGGGCAAAACGGGACTCTTTTTAAAACTGACGGAGATGCCGCAGGCAATTTTACAACTTGGGAAGTGAACAATTTAGTGGTTGGCCAGGACATTGTGGTGACCGATGACGACACTGGGGACACAGCCGATACTTATATTCAAAATATTGTTGGGGCCTCTGCACCATTTACAATAACTGTTTACAATAGAACCACTGGGGTCGCAGAAAATTTGAGTAACTACACTGTAGAGGAAAATGCAATTATAAAATCCGTAAGAGAAGTTTCTTATGAAGACACCACAATGGATTTGATTTTAGAAATTTATAATGTCTTGCTTTCTGGTGTTGCGGGCGGTGCGGCTTCTGCTGGTGGAGGGTATAATCAAGGCACACAGATAGTCACTGCTTCGGTTAATAGCTGGGGAATAGGTCAATTGGTCATTGGGGACGATGGAGCGGCTGACGGGGCTGTTCTGGAGGTTATAAGCACATCTTCTGGCGGTGGTCCCTACACTTACTCTGTAAGGGAGGTCGCGGCAACTGGGACTTTTGCGGCTTCTTTCACTGGGACGTTTGGTGGCTTCACAAATCTCCAAAGAGAAAATTTAGCTGGCTCTGCTTATGATAATGCCCTGAATGCCTTGGCCGATAAAATGAAGGATTGGGTTTATTTAGATGGGACTGATGATTGGCAAACTTTTTTAACAACCATAAACGCAACATTGACCGCGAACGAAGAAGACAGGGCGGCACAACAAGCTCAAATAGCAATAGCTCAGGCAGATGCAACCGCCGCACTACTGGTTAATTCAAATTGGCAGGCATTCCCCGATACAGGGGTCACTGGAAAATTTTCAGATGGCGAAATAGGGACAATCAACACAGAAATAACGGCAAGGAAGGCTTTTGCCGCTGTTCGGGTTCCCCAAATTGTAACAGCCTTAGGTGGGGTCACAGACGCGGGCGGTAGCTTTACTTTTTTGAATGCGGTTGGGGATATCTATTACAGAAGGTTCCAATTCGCAGACTTTAGAATCAATATAACTTCTGGGAGTTTATCTAAGTCCCTGCAACAATCTGGCACCGTCGGTATCATAACTGGAATGAAAACAACGAATACAGAATTAGAATCTCAATATACCGATAAAATGGCGGCAACACTTTTTGTGATTAATGGTCAGGGGAGTACATTAATAGAAGTTACGGATAGCAGTTCGTTTGTCGCGGGGGACGTTGTTTACGTTATTTCAGAGACTCAGGCAGAAATTTTGACAAGCATAGTCTCGATAAAAGACAATATTGTTAACTTAAAAGATACAGTTAGCGTGGATTACAAAGTGTTAGATTTAGCTAGGCTGTATAAAGAGTTATAATATAGCTGTGGAGTAATTAATAAATGGCATTACAAGGATTCAATCAATTAAAGACGTCGATAGGTGACTGGAAAAACATCGGGGATAATTTCAGTTCTATTTGGAATAAAAGTGGATCTGGAATGAATACGCTGGTTTCTCATGCTTTGCAAGAGGTGAAACCAAGGAATTGGAATAAAAACCCTGGGTACGTCTTTAAAATTATTGGTGGGGCTACCAGCAACAGTGCCCCTAGTGATGATAAAGAGCCAGATATAAAACCAGTAGATCTCGAATATAGGCTCCAATTAAACCCGCAAGAAATTAAACAAAGCGAACCGTTTTCCATAAGAATTATCCCTACGCAAGCTGGTGTTGTGACCGAGAACGAAGGGTTTGTTTTCAAAGATTTGGTTATTTCTGGGACAACAGGGATTTTTCCCAGTAGAGGGACGCAGGGCGTAACTGATTCTGGCGTTGCGAGATTGGGCGGTGGTAAATCAGGCTATCAAGAATTAATGGAGTTCAGGAATTTTATTCGTGAATACGCGGAAATGAAAACCTTGGCCGATGGGGCCAACGCTCGGTTAATTTTCCAAAACTTTAAAGACAATGAGTTCTGGTTAGTTGAGCCCGTTAAGTTTGATACAAACAGAAGCAAAGACTCTCCATTCACCTACAATTACAATATTATTTTAAAAATTGTAGGTAAGCACGAACTTACTAAGGCTGAAATGGAATTGGAATGGTATGAAAAGATTTTTAATACCATAGATCAAATTGAAGACACTATTGATGCGGCGATTAATATTTTAGATAGCGCAATAAGTACATTGGAGCAAATAGAACAAGCAGTGGATAGCGTTTTATTGAAGCCGCTGAGACAAGCCAACAAAATGATCCAATCCTTACAGTCGGGTAAGAATAAAGTTTCTTCGTTGCCTAGAAAATTCTATGGGGATTTGAAGTATCAAGTAAATAGGATCAGGGACAACTTTTGTGATTTTATCGGGCAGGGAAGTACCGCTTATGACGCTATTTACGGCAGAGGTTCTACATTAGAAAGTGGAGTGACTTCAACAGTTTTGACACCAAAGCAAAGGCAAATTTTAAAAGCCTTTAGTGATTGCGAAAGTGCAATGAACGATATGCTCTCTTCGGATAAATATTTTGGAGACGTCGTTCAGGTTATTTTGAACAATGATCTGGTGGACGCCGATTCTATTATTAGTGAAAAAGATTTATTGGACAAGCAAGTAGCGAGTAAAAAGAATGTTTTGGCGGCATTCAATAACGAAATAGAATTGCCGACCCCTAATTCTGCGTTTAAAACAATTGTGAATTCTGGGGATATCTTAGAGCGAATAGCCATGAGGTTTTTAAGAGATCCAACTCGTTGGATAGAAATTGCCAGTTTGAATAAATTAAGGCCCCCCTATATAGACGACACCCTAGATCAAGAAGGGGTTTTAAACCCAGGCGACCAAATACTTATCCCCTCTGTTCAGTCTTCAAATTTAGGAGATAGCATTCTATTCAAAGGGCGAGAGACCTCTGTCACAAAAAGATTGAGTGACCAAGAAAAATTTATGTCTGTTGATTTGCTGTTGAATAGCAACGCCGATATTGTTTTGAATAATAGGGGAGACGTCGAGTTGGTGGCTGGGTATGACAATTTAAAGCAGGCCACCCTATTACAAATTGGTTACGAGAGAGGCTCTTTATATTATCACCCCAATAAGGGCGTTAATATCAAGGTTGGAGAAAAAAACTTATTGATGATTGATGAAATGATTCAATCTATTAGGGAAACTTTAGAATCTGATGTCAGAATCTTTAAGGTTCCAAATGTTAGCTTAAAAAGACAAGACAATTTAGTCAGACTGGATATGACAGTTGTAGCCAATAAGGCCAAAGAATCAGTTCCACTCGTATTGACATTTTAAGGAGTAGTTAGAAATGTTTGAATTTAAAAGTTTTCAAAAAATTGTTGCTAGTCAGGTCGCTTATATAACCGCAAACAGTCCATTAAACGATGTAAACGCTGGCTCTACAATTTTGACTATGATCGAGGCGGTTTCTCAGGAAATTTATCAACAATACATTCAGTTGGTAAATGTAATACAAAGTTACAACTTAGAAACGACCACGGGTGAAGATCTAGACAATAGGGCTTTAGAATATGGTTTAGAAAGAAACGAAGCCAAAAAATCCAGCGGTTACATTACAATCAGTGATGAAAGTTTCACCAAGGTTTCTACTAATGTTTTTGCTGGTACGGGCGGTGCTGTCGCGGGTCAGGCTACGTTAGACATTGACGACTCTACTGGGTTTCTTGATCCGGGTGGGGTTATGCCAATAGGCGGGTGGCCTAAAATAATTGTTGGCCGTTCAGCAGGAACGGAACAGACAATTGAGTACACCGACATAGTGAGTCACACGACTTATTATACTGTTATGTTAAATGCCACCATTACCGGCAGTCATAAGATTGGGGAATCGATTATTTATAGCCAAAGGGGCTTAAGGAGTATTAATTCAGGTTCGGTTGTTTACGTTCCCCAAACCAATATTTCAGATAGAATTGATTTCATTTTAAACGAAACAGCCACATTGGCAGACGGGGAAGATGAAACTGAAAACATTCTAGTCACGGCGAATATAGCGGGGATAGACGGGAACATCCCGTTGGGGTCTATTGACACCTTTGAGACAACACCGTTTGTCGGGGCAATTGTAGAAAATCCAGAATCGTTTACAAATGGCACTGATATTGAAACCGACTCTGAGCTTCAAGATAGAATTCGGAATACTATTCAAAGCCTGTCTAAGGGAACCGCCCTGTCTATTATTACTTTATTGAGTGGAATCACAAATAGTGAAGAAACGAAGCGTGTTGTTTCTTCTAATTTGATTGAGCCCGTTTCTCTTTCTAGCCCGACTAGGGTTTATATTGATGATGGTGTTGGGTTTGAACCGACCTTTAGTGGCAAGGCGACCGAATACGTCATCAGAACAGCGGCGGGTACAGAAAAGTTTTTACAATTAGATAACTATCCTATCGTCAAAGCCTCTTTGCTTACCAATAACTCCCAACCTTATGCGATTAATTCGGGGGATAAATTAATTGTTGCTGTCAATGATGTTGAAGAAACGATTATTTTTGGCTCCACAGACTTTACAACCGTTGGGGTTGGCACTGCTAGGGAAGTTGCGGTAGCAATAAACGATAGAATGTCTTTAATAGAAGCCAGAACAGCCAGTAGCAACAATAAAATTATTATAAGTGCTTTGGCCAATACGAATGAAAAAATTAAAATTGTGACCCCTGGTACGGGTGTTGACGCAAACGACGTGTTGAATTTTGATGAAGATAAGTATGCTTACACTTTGAATTTGTATAAAAATGACGTTTTATTGAATAAGGACGGCCTCACTGCTTTCGTTGACACAGCCAATACCGCTCCTTACGATTTATCTGGTGCGCCAGCACTTACGTTGGAAATAGACAATAAAACAACGAATCCTTTGTCGATAACATTTGCTCCAGCGAGCTTTCTTGATCCTACTGTTGCCACAACTGATGAAGTTGCGGCCGCAATAAATGCGGAATTGCCTGGTGGGTATGCAATTTCTATTTTAGACGACAGTAAGGTTAGGGTATATTCCAGAACAGCAAATGAGGCAGACTCTTATATCGAAATAACAGGAGGAGTGGCAAATACTATTTTGGGGTTTCCCACTGCTCAAGTCCAAGGTGCCGATGTTGATTACGTTCTTAATAGGAATAATGGTCAAATCGAATTGACTGATTCTTTAATTGAGGACGACGTGGTGACCGCAGGGACTGTTAATACTGAAGCATTTTTAGAATGCGTTAGCCCTCAAAATTATCCGATTACAGTAGGTGTTACTGATTTGGCGTTTTATATTGATGGAGAGGCGGTCGCACAAGTTATCACATTCGCTATAGCTTCCTATACAGCAGAACAAATTGCCGATTTAATAAATGATGATAAATCTTTAATTGGCGTTCATGCTTATACGATAGAGCGCGGCACAGATACTTATTTAAGAATAGCGACTAACACTTTAGATGGCTCGGGAACAATAGAAGTTGATGGGACCCTGACGACAGCAATAACTTTAGATTTTGCCTACAACACTCTTTCGACTAGTGAGGAGCCTAATTCAGCATACATTGAACCTGATAATGAAGAAGATTATGTTTTGGGCCCAGATCAAAATTTAGTTGTGATTTTAGATGGCGACGCATCAGACAGAGTTTTAAATCTAATTTTCAGTTTAGAAGGAACAGTGACCAATGCTGGTGGATTGGCCACGTTTGACTCTACGAATGTCAGAGACAGCTATTCAAATGATAATGATTTTTTTAATGGGTATTATATCAGATTCCAAAATGCCACGACCACGCCCGCGTTGAGAGGGTATGCTCGGTTTGTTTCGGATTATGTTGGGGCTTCTGGCGGTTTTGTTTTAGCTGACGATTTACCAGCCGCCCCTGTCAGTGGAGACGTCTTTGATATAAGTCCAGTGACAGCCGACAACATTGTTTATTTTTTAAACAATACGTTGATTACTCCATTCTCTATTTATACGGATGTTCGCTTAATAAAAGAAGGAGTAAAGCCTCAAATTGCGACTACGACTGCGGGTTCTGCTGGGGGCATACAAATTCCAGGTGGTTCTGCTAATAATATTTTAACTCCTTTTGTCTCTGACGGAACCAGTGGTGGGGATTTTGAAATTAATAGTCCTGACGGTTTATTTTATGGAGTAGGAGATGCTTTGCCTTCTGCCATTGCTATTGCAGAAGATTTGAGAACGCAGACAAACGCTCATGCCGCAGATGCCGCGCAACATACTACCGCAATAGACAATGTCAATTTCCCATTGGCTTCCCCTGCCGCTGTTGCTTTACCGAGTTTAATAGTTTTAGTAACAGAGATGTTGACTAGTTATGATGCTCATGACGCTGACGCTGAATTGGGAATTGGTTGGGCTTACCATGCCGCACAAGAAACAGCGGATCATTCTTTAGCAAGTGCGGTTGCGCCTACTACCCTACATGAGTGCGTAATAAGACTGAATGATATTAAAACAAAATACAACGCACATGATGCCGATAGCACTTGTCATGGAGTTGGCGGGAGTCATCCAGAAGCAAGGACTCTTTATACATATTGCGGTGGCCTAAGAATTAAAATAGACAATGCCCTTAACACCTACACCTATTCATTCGTAACAGACGGATTAATTGGTGGGACTTTTACTTGTGGCTTTGCTAGATATCTACAAGTTGGCGAAGGGATTGTACTCAAGGACGACGATTCAATTACATACTTAAACGGCTATGTAAACGACATAACTGCCGCTGGGTTTTTGACTCTTGGGGCTGATGGGCAATCAGATGGAAGTTTCGTTACAGGCAATGACCCTGGCCCTTTGGGTGCTGGCTTAACAGTTGGCGATTATGTTGTTATAAACGATAACAACACTAATGCGTATACAGACGGATATATTTATTCTTATACGCAGGCGGGAGCCCCTTACACGGTCGTAATTTATGACGGAAGAACTTTAGAGCCTTTTGATTTAAGTGCTTATACCCTGGCTCAAGTAGCCGTGTGTTATTATTCTCCGTTTACGATTGATGTATATGACAGAACTACGGGAGCGGCTTACGACATTCGCGATTTTACAGTAGCGCAAAATGCCAAAGTCAGTTCTGTATATGACAAAGGCTACATACAAAATATTGCGGCAGATTTAGGAACCGGGGCAGAACCTTACACTGTAACGATTTATGACGAAGATTCTTTGGCGGCGGTTGGGACCTTAGAAACCTATACAACTGATTATGGAGCTGTCCTTAAAGATAGGCATGCTTTTAATTTTAACAACAATGCCGTTGTTGGCGTTGATGGATACAAATATTACATTGGCCTTTTAAGAGAAGTCCAATGGAAATTAGACGGTTTAGATTCTGACCCATTAAATTACCCAGGAATAAAGGCTGTGGGTGCTACCATTGAGGTTGCCTCCCCCGTGGTAAGGCCCATTAGGCTTTCAATTGATATAACAACTCAAGGCGATATAACAATAGGAAGTATTGACTCTAACATAAAGAACGCGATTATCCAGTATGTTAATAATTTGAAAGTCGGGGAAGACGTTTTATTGAGTGGTGTGGAATGCGCTGTAAAAGAAGTCAGCGGTGTTTACGACGTCAGTATTATTTCGCCAGCAATTAACGTGATAATTTCTTCTAACGAATTGGCAAGAATTTTATCTTCCGATATTACTTTGATATAAAATGAGCAAACTAACAAGACTGCAAAAAACCTTACCTGCTATTTTTAAACCCAACATTAATCCCTTCATAAAGGCTTTGATTGGTATGTGGGCCAATGGGCTAGAAGAAATTCAAGTACAAGTTGATGAGGTTCACGACCAATTATTTATAGAGTTGGCCGATGGGAATTATTTAAATGATTTAGGTAAAAATGTTGGCGTTAATAAACCGTCTTTTGTTACTTTAGCAGACGGGACAAAGGAACTATTGCCTGGTATGGCAGATAGTTCATTTCGGAAACTAATCCCCATAATGAGTTTTTATCCCAAGCAATTGAAATACACTATTATTTCTGCTTTAGATTTATTTTGGGGTCCCACTTATAGTCGGTCCACAATAACTGCTAATAATGACGAGCCCTATGACTTATCAGGTGGGAAATTCTTAATCTTAAAGGTTGATGGCGATATCGACGTCACTATTACGTTTAAAGATTCTGATTTTGAGACTCCAGCACAGGCCACAGTTGATGAGGTGATCGCTGTAATAAACGGAACCACAGAAACCGTAACAGCAATTTCCTATTATAACTACGAAACGGCTTCTAACTATGTAAGGATTTATACAAATACAATAGGGACGTCTGGCTCTATTCAGATCACAGGTGGTACGGCCAACACGGCTCCCGATGGATTTATTTTTTCCACCTTGGTCGAAGAATTTATTAGGGTTGGGGCCTACGAAATAAATAATAAAGAAATTGTTTTTAGAATTCCCGAAGATATCCCAATTTTATTAGACACCTTAAAGGGCAGTCATCATTTTAAAGAAGGGGCTTACGATTTCTTATTAACTTCCGTGGATTACACGGGCGGGAACAACTACCTTAAACAATTCAATTTAGGTAGCAATCTAGAAACAAATAGTTTTGGCGGTCCTTTTGGTGCGGGGTTAGACGAATTAGATTTCCCTGGCGGTGTTTGTTATGATGCCGATTATGTTTATATTTGTGACAATAACAATCAAAGGGTAATGAAAAGGGATATAAAGAACCTATCTTATGTGGATCACGGGTCAAATTATGGCGGTTCCCCTTTATTAATGGTTACTGGGATTTGTTGCGATAATAATTTTTTATATATTACAGACGCTGGTCGTCATGAAGTTTTTAAAGTTTTAAAAAACACTATGGCCTTAAATGCCAGTTACGGTGGTTTGGGAGCGGGGAACAATCAATTATTTATGCCCACAGGAATTGATTGCGACAGCACTCATTTGTATATTTGTGATACAAAAAACCAGAGAATGATGAAAAGGCTTAAAACCGACTTAAGTTATGTCAGCAAAATTGGTTCTTTAGGGGCAGGGAATGACCAATTTTTTAATCCAGTAGACGTTGCGGTTGATGATTTCGGTTATTTTTATGTTTCAGATTATGACAACAGTAGAATTGTGAAAAGGGCAACCCCTATTTTGGCTTATGTCGATGAGGTGGCCATTGATGATTGCTCTTCTATTGGGTATGATGAAAGTGGGAGAAAAATTCTTTGTTCCGATTGGATGGACGGGATAAATGAAAGAGTCAGGGTTTTAAATTTAAACCTAACCGAACATTCTAATTTTGTAATAGAAGTTGGGGATATAGGGGTTAATGCGATAGCCGCAACTCCGACTTTAACGGCATTTAGTGCCGTTATTGATCCCGATTGGCCTGGTTCGTTTTTATTTGACACGAGATTAAGTTTAACAGGATTTGCTTTAACTAGCAAAATTGCGGAACTAGACCAAGTAATTGCTAAAGATGTAACTTATATGACCTTACAGGTTGGTGATTCTAGTAATTTTTCTGATGATGGTGGGTATTTGGCTATTAATTTCGGCAAAGAAGGCGAGGAATTGCTTATTCCTTATTTAGGGGTCCCCAACTCTACAACTTTGACTATGAACCCTGCTTACAGGTTTTTATCTGGTCATGCTTCTGGCTCCACAATTAACCTAATTGAAAAGGGGAATTTCGTCCCTAGCACGGACGGGAGCGATTACCCCGTTTATTTGATCAACCCCAATGTGGCCGAGGAACTTGTGACAATGTTGGTTAATTTGATTAAAGCCGCAGGTATTAAGTTAAGGTTTGAGATTGATGCTACTGAATATAAATATGATTATTTAACAAATTTGTAATAAATTATATAATATAGATATGATTTCTGGAGGTGTTTATAAATGTGCGCAATGATGCAAAAAATAAAATTTTATGCCCAAGAAAGATTTGTTATTCCCGATGTAGAGAATCTTCAAGACTTTATGGAGGAAGACCTCCAGCTTTATAATACAAATTATTATACGGCAACGAGTTTTATTGTTTCTGGGTTTTTAACAGAGGTAAAGGGTGGCTTGGATATCAAAGTCGCAATAGCAGGAAGCACGCTATTCAATTCTTCTGGGGCAATAAAATCATTTTATGTTGGAGATGCCGCTGAAGATCAATTAGAAAAGAAAATGGACAACAATACTACCAATTACGTCCATATAGAATTGAGCAGGGGAACTGGTTCTGAAACAAGTCGGGCCTTTTGGGATCCCACATTAAACAATAATGAGGGTGGGGAATTCATTCAAGACGTCAATACCGCAGAATTTTTAGAAGTCAGTTTATATGTGACGCAAACTGGGTGGAGCTCAGATGCCGATAAGATTCCTTTGGCTGAAGTTGTCACGCTCTTAGGAGCGATTACTACAATAAAAGACCGCAGAGATTTATTTTTTCGTTTGGAACGTGGTGACGACCCGACCTATACCTATACCCTTTCAACTCTAGTAGAAGATGAAACGGATTGGAGTTCGGCTGACAGACAATTAGAAACTACAAAGAATTGGAAAGACTTTGTAATGACGAAATTTGCTAAAATCCAAGGAACAGCTTACTGGTGGGAAGATCCTCCTGGGTCATTAGCATCACAATTATACCGATTAACAGACGGGGGGGTATGGGCCTGGACAATTACTGCCGCACCTGACATTACCGCATTTACGGTTGCTCAAAATGCTATTGTTAAGAACCCTGAAACTGGAGCCACAATTGGAACCTTTAATGTTAATGGTTCGTTGATCGGGACATTCGGAGTTGTCTCTGCCGCTCTCCTATCACTTGGTCAAGTTATAGAACTAGAAGACGACAACACTGCTGGTGGTGTCACTACTCGGTATGTTGTTACAAATATTGGTGCTGGCCCTATAGTTACAGTTGAAGAAGCGCGACTGACGTTTTCGGCAAACGCTTATTATGTAATTATAGGAACAGTAAATGTCAATACAATTCCGTTTGCTGGCGCAACACCACAATCGCCGATTACTTTGGGTCCAGAATGGGTTGCGTATGTCGACTTAGACCCAACATTGACCACTGATTTGGTTGTTCATGTGGTAAAAGACGATGATTATATAAACGCATCGACAAGATTCATTGTTGTAAGACGTTATGCTAACGCGGTTTATATAGGTTAAGGAGAAAATATAATATGGCAATGAGATTAGATAGTGGAGAGTCTGGGGAGCTTACCCAGCCATTAACAGATGAGACCTTGGCATATATGGGCTCTCCTGATCCAAGCGATAGCACCCCAACATATTCTTCAACAATTTATATTACGAATGGAGACGACTTGACGGTGGCTATTGGGAAGCTAGATGCGGCTTTGGCTTTAATAATTCCAGTAGGAACCTACATTGCTTTTGATGATTTTAATGCAACTCTTTCTTTCCCGGACAATAATTATTGGCAAATATGTGATGGGTCCGTAATAGCAGATTTAGACAGTCCTATCAATGGGCAAACAATTAAAGATATGTCGGGCAGATATTTAGTTGGTTACGGAACTGACGGTGGTGCAGATATTGGTGGTGCTGGGGCTATGGCACTTGCTGGTAATGCTTCGCATCAAATAAATATCAGCCATACTCATACAGGTCCAAACCATAGTCATGCTGGAGGAAGCCATACTCATACAGGTCCAAACCATAGTCATGCTGGAGGAAGCCATACCCATACAGGTCCAAACCATGCCCATGGTGCTGGATCATTGGTTGCTCGTGTATTTATGAACAATCCAGCGACTGATCCCACAGATGGTATTTATCTCCAATCAACTTCTGCTACTGCTTGGAATGCATCATACAGAGATGATTCTGGGGGTAATAAGCCCGTAGTACCAACTGGAATTACTAACGCTACAGTCGTTGCAGGATCAACTGCTGCTGCTGGAACAGGAGCTACTGGCGCGGGTAGCGCGACGACTGGCGCGGGGGGAACAGGGTCAACAGGCGCGGGTAGCGCGGCAACTGGTATGGGTGGAACAGGGGCGACAGGGGCAGCGGGGTCGGCAACACAGTCAATTCAACCTAGATCAGCACAAGTTCGTATGTTTATAAGATATAAATAAAAAAAAAGGAGGAAAAATGATAAAAAATTATGGTCTTAGGAAGGAGAACCCTGACTTACCAGATGATTATAAGGTAATAGTCACTTTTGTTTCAGGGAAAACAAAAACAATAGAATGCGCTTCTCATAGATTAATTGACAAACTTTATAATACTATAGCTATTGAAAACGAAAAAACAAAAAAGAAAGAAGTGGTGTCAGAGTTTGTTGGAATCAACCCCGTTCCATATTTTGAATTTTGGACAAAAGATAACAAATTAGAAACAATACCTATCACAAGTATAGAGAGTTTGGTTTATGACGATTCTTTTACAAAAATAGTAGAATTGCGCAACTCCGAATTGACAGAAAAGAATAATACAAACATAGAAAAGGAGAAATAAAATGGAAGAAATAATCCAAAATGTATACCTACAGGGTGGCGTAGTAATGGTGGCAGTCAATTTTATCATTGGCTTCGTCAAAAAATGGGTTCCCACTAAATGGTTACCATTGATCGCATTGGGTCTGCCCGCAATTGCTGGTGGAATTTATGCCGCTGTCCAGGGTGCCCCTGTCTTGAACACAGTCCTTATGGGACTTACCATTGGTGGTGTGTCGATGGGTGCCTATGACGTGAAGAAAAGCGTTAAAAAATAGAGTTCAAATAAGAAAAGAATTACGCTTCGGCCCTTATTTGTTTTTAAACACTCAGATAAGGGCCGTTTTTTTATTCTTTAATGATTTTGATTTTTTCTTTACCAAATTCTTCGTAAATCTTTGATCTCTCTATGTAATGCTGTCTCAAGTATTTGCTGTTTTGATGAGTGAAGTCAAAGACCACTGCCTCTTTCTTGCCAGGGAACGGCCTTAAAAGCCTCCCTATGCGTTGCATAACGCTTGACTTAGCCTTGCCACCACCTGCCATGATGCCTACGGAGGCCCTAACTGTATCAACGCCCTCTCCAAGCACGCTCGTGCCGATTAGGATATTAAATTTTCCTTTATTGAAGTCTTCTATTGTTTTAGAATTTATTGCTCTTTTTTCCGTTCCGTTGGCAAATTTGCTATTGGGGATCCTTTTCTCCAAGTATTGGCCATGTTGGATTTGATCGACAAAAATGATTGTGCCAACTCCTTTGCCATCCAAAATTTTTGCTTTTTCCACTATCATGTCGTTGTATTTTTCATTCTTTACGATTAAATCACTTAGCTCTTTTTGCCAAGTATACCTTTGGGCTTCGTGGTAAAAATCGTAAATCAAAAAATAAACGGGAACCAGATATTTTTCTTCTATTCCTTTGAGGGCTGAATACTTATACAAAAACTTATTAGAAATCACAGATTGAAGAGACATGTCGGTCCCATCATTCCTATAGGCGGTCCCAGAAAAATAATAACGATAATAAATATCATTGAAGGCTTCTGAATTAAGATCCACCAGGGTATCACAGGCTCCGTGATGGGCTTCGTCCACGATCAAAGTATCTATTTTCGAAAACCAGGTTTTATCAATATTGGGCAAAGACTGGTAGGTCGCTATTGAGATAGGTTTATCAAGTTGTTTTTTGTTACCAGTGATAATCCCTATGTGTTTTTTACCAAAAACTTTGATTAAAATATCATAAAATTGAGAAAGGATTGTAGAAGAAGGGACTATAATTAAAGCATTATTTTTTAATTGATAGATAAGTTCTATAATACAATTTGTTTTTCCTGTACCAGTAGCGGCCTCTATGATTCCCCTTGGGTTTTCAAGGCATTTTTGTATAATTTCTTGTTGATAATATCTTAATGGGGGTTGTTGTTTTAATTTACGGTATACTTTTCTTGTTTTTGGGGGCTCTCTTAAATCTCTTTTTTCGAATTCAAGATTCTGATCTGAAAAGTAATCTGTGACAAGGTCTAATAATCCAGTTGGGAAGGAATTGTTTTTTTTGTTAAATAATCTTATATTAGAATTTTTTTCAATGAAAATTTGTAGAGCTTCCCAGCTTATTTTAGATAGCCAAACTAGACTAGGATATTGAGACTTGAAAGAATCAAAACCAATCTTACTACAAATATCCCTAGACATATGCCATTTCTTAATAAGAGTATTTTTTAAAAAATAAGCATCTTGTTTTTTATAGGAAAGCAAATCATCTATATTCTTATTTATATAAGAATCTATTTCTTTTATTTTAGTAATACTATTATTTATTTCTAATATCATTCTTTTATTTATTCTTTTTTTTATTATTATATTTAATTATCTTATATAAAAGAATATATATAAAAAATATAATAAAGTAAACCCTTAATATTATACAATGAATACTATTGAATATATGACGCTATATATAGTGCCACTGATCCTTATAATTATAATTATAAGGGAATTATAAAAATAGGGGTTGATTTTTGAGTTGGATTTATAGTAAAAAGGGAATTGAAGTGATTGATAAAGAAATTTTTGACAGAGAAGAGACAAACGAAATGCAAGAAAATTTAGAATTTCTAACTGTTAAAAGCTTGTCTTCGGGAAATTGGGATGATTATGTCGTTCAAAGCGTAATCGAATACGTGAATCTGCATAAATATTCTTCTCCAGTTAGGACCCTCAAAGATATGAGTGAGGAAGAGATACAAGATATAGAAAAAGAATACGGTGCCAAGGTTATTAGGCCAAAAGTAGAGGAAGGTTAAGGGGAGCATGGTGTAATTTGGTAGCACGATGGTCTCCAAAACCATTAGTCAGGGTTTAAGTCCTTGTGTTCCCGCAAAAAAAATAAGAAATAGGAGGAAGAATGAGCGAAACAAGTAATTATTATAAGGAAATCAATGGGTTAGAGGAATCAAGAGAGCTTATCTTGAAGGCAATTGATTTATTAGCAACTCCTGTGAAAAGAACTTTGGGCCCAGAAGGATTGCCGATCCTTCTCCAAATAGAAAATGCTCCTCCCCTCAACACAAAAGATGGTGTGACCGTTGCGGATAGTATTAGTGTTGAAAGTCAGAGCATAAACACAATCATTCATTCAATCAAAGAGTCGGCGAGAAAAACAAACGAACAAGCTGGGGATGGCACTACTACGGCAATTGTTTTGACGGAAGCCCTGATAAAAGAGGGGTTGAAATTAATCAAGATGGACGCCATTAAGCCTCAAGAGGTTGTTTCTCAAATTCAAGAGGCCACTAAGTTAATCGTTGAAGAGTTGGGGAGCATTTCGGAGCCCGTTAAAACAAAAGAACAACAAAAACATGTGGCTTTGATTTCTTCCAATAACGACGAAGAAGTTGCAAATTGCGTGGTAGAGGCGATTGATCGGGCTGGGCAAGACGGCTTTGTCAAGATCGATGACGGTATCAGTGCTTTTTTAGAGGTTCATCATTTGGACGGGTATAAATTGGACACCGGCTTTCATAAGTTTGGGACTTTGGGGACTACGTTTATTACTCACCCTGAAAAACATTCTTCTATTTTAGAAGCACCTAAGATGATTTTTTACAACGGGAACTTGTCCGATGTCAATGATTTTGCTTCGTTTTTAATAGAGTACACTGGGAAAGGGGAGAAGTGGCCACCTTCTATGGTGATCGTTGCGAATGAGTTCAGTGGGAGTTTGATTAATTTTGTTGTGGCTAATAGGCAAAGAGGGGCTCCGATGTTTCTGCTTAAAACACCAGTACTTGGCTCGCCCAACTCTTCTCGGCCTTTAATTCTAAAAGACTTAGCAGTATATTGTGGAGGTGAGGTTGTTGACGGTCTCCCCCAAGCATTCCAAAAAATTCTTAGTGAAGAGGGCCAAACTGAAAACATTTTTGGTTCTTGTGATAAGTTGATCTTAGAGCAATACCAATCCACGATTTACAATGGTCATGGTACGGATGAAGACAAAGAAAAATATATTGACGTTTTAAAGGCTCAGGTCAAGGGTGCTGAGAGCGAATGGGATGCTGATTTTGTTAGAACTAGGATTGGTAAAATAACTGGTGGAGTTGTCAGCATCAATGTTGGCGGCAGAACAAAATTAGAGGCCGATGAAAAAAAGGCCCGCGTTGAAGATTCTTATAACGCTACTAGGGCCGCAATAGAAGAAGGCATTTTGCCAGGTGGCGGCTGTGCCTTGTTATATGTTTCAAGGTTTTTAGACGGAAACTCTTTTGTTCAAAAAATGTTTCAAGATATCTTACAATATCCCATTGCCCAAATTCTAAATAATGCGGGGCTATCCTGTGACGTGATTTTAGAAAAAATAAAAACTAAAAATAAAGATGGTATCGGTTTCGGTTATGACGTAAAGCAAAAGCAATATGTTAAAAACATGTTGGAATATGGGATTGTCGATCCGTTGAAGGTTGTCCGTTGCGCATTAATTAACGCTTCTTCAATTGCTTGCCAGATGTTGATTTGTGGCGGGGTTGTTAGCCACGACAAGACGGCACAGAAGAGGGATATCGCTACTTTGTAAGGGGGTTTTATGCCATTTGTTCTTGAGCCTGCGGAAGTTGTTAGGGAAAGAGATGAAAAAATGTATGATCAATTTGATCAACAGGTCAAGGAGACGATTACTTCTACCCCAGTTGACGTAGAAACAGAAGACCTTCTTGATGGATCAAAGGTTGTTACGCAACTTCCCTTGGCCCAAATACATGTCTTAGAGCAATTGGCTTTGAAAATGGCGACTGATCCCGATATTTTGGGGACTCTCCCTTTTTCATTTTATAGAAAAATAATAAAGGTGTGGATTAAGCGAATTTGGCATAATATTAAAAGGAGATTTGGATGTTTGAACCAGTCGGACCAGGGTTAGAGATTTTTCAAAAACGGTATTCATTGACTCCAGAAGAAACGTGGGGAAAGGCTTGTAAGAGAGTGGCCAGACAGGTTTCTTTGGCAGAAAGTCCAGAATTAGCAGAAAAGTGGAAGAATAGATTTCTTTCGATGTTGATTGAAAATAAATTTATGCCAGCAGGAAGAATCTGGTATGGAGCTGGTCGTCCTAAGGCCGCGCTTTTTAATTGTTTTGTTATCCCAACTGAAGACAGCAGGGAAGGTTGGGGAAAAACTGTTTCGGATATGATTGTGATTTCTGGTATGGGTGGGGGCGTAGGAATTAATTTTTCCGCAGTTCGTCCACGGGGAACCCCAATAAAGGGCACTGGGGGCTCCTCAACGGGCTCTGTTTCGCTTATGTCAATAGTGAATGCCGCTGGTGAGGTTATAAAAGCAGGGGGCGGTAGACGCGTTGCTCTGATGTTTGACTTAAATTTAGATCACCCTGACATAGAAGAATTCCTGGATAAAAAATTAGACTTAAAAGAGCTGAATAACGCGAATGTTTCCGTTATGATCCCACATGGCAAACAAGATGAATTCATCGATGCGGTTAGAAATAATAAAAAATGGGATTTGGTTTGGCAAGGCAAGGTTGTTAAGAGCATCCCTGCCAAAAGGCTTTGGGATAGGCTTGTTAGTAATATGCTAGATAGTGCGGAGCCAGGAATTTTGAATAGTCATTACGCAAACGAGATGAATAATGTTTGGTATTGTAGGGACTTGGTCAGTGTCAATCCTTGTGGGGAATTATGGCTGTCTGCTAATGAAGCTTGTGA